CACAGCGCGCGGGCTAGGCCGGGCGCAGCTCGCACGGCGTTGGCGATCTCGCCGGCCCCGCCGGTGGCGATTATCGGCCCGAAGAAATTGCCGATGTCCTCGGCGTAGCTGTCTTCGAAACCCTTCACCGAGGGGACGTTGCGGTCGTACCAGTCGGTCACCCCGGTCGGGGCGGTGGCGAGCGGCTCCCCGGCGAGGCGGTTATAGACGTTGCCTATCCCGGTCCCGATCTCTGCCGGCATGTCGGCCGCCATTGCGAGGCCGCGTCCGGCCCCGTGGGCGAACTGCCCGGCGTAGCCGAGAGCGTTCTTGCCGGCGTCGGCGATGGTCGAGCCGACACCCGACCAGAAGCCGCCGCCCTCCTGGGCAGCTTTCGCTTCGGCGTCGGCTTTCGCCTTGGCGGCGCTGGCGCGAGCACGCGCGGCGTGAACGGCGAGGTCTTCGTCGCTCATGCTGTTCAGGTCAGGGAGCGGTTCGCCAGCCATCTAGGGCCTCACGATCGCGGGTTGGCCGGCGGGTTGCGCCGCCTTGGCGGCTTTCCGCTTGGCCAGGGTTTCGAGCACCAGCCGGTCAGCATCCGAAGTGGTGTTGTACCAGATATCGGGGTCTTCGCCGGGCGGCGGCGGCCGGGCGGGCGAGCCGTCGCGGAAAGTCTTCGGCGGCGCGCCGCCGGCCTGCACGGCATCCTTCTGCGAGCCGGTCGGAAGGACCGGCGGAGAGGTGTCGAGGTCGACATTGTACTCTTTGGCGAGGGCCTTGGCTTGGCGCAGGCCCGCCTGATCGGTGGCATAGGCCCCTTCGATGACGCTGCGCAGCCACGTCATCCGCTGGCCCATGTGAACTTTGACCTGCTCGGGGCCGTCGTTGGGCTGGGGCAGGAAGACTGAGCTGTAGCCGCGATATTCGTCGACATTGATCGCCGCGCCGCTTTCCCGCCGGAGGACGGCGGTGAGGAAGGCGTACTCGTTGATCAAGACGTTCTTGACGTCGCCGGAGTAGTGCGAGGAGATGTATTGCGGCAGGAGCACGCCCTTGTTGCTGGGGTCCGCGAAGTAGTGCTCCAGGATCGTCGGGATGTCCTTCGGGTTCATGTTGTTGAGATAAGCCGTCGCGTAGAGGGCGCGGCCGGCATAAGTGCGATCGGCGATCTCGGTGGCGGTCGGCTGGATGCCGGAGCCGCTGGCGATCTTGGTGACGAAGGTTTTGCCCGCCGGCGTGTCGGGGACCATGTACTGCGCCGCCGGCCCGGCCACATCGGCGGACGCGCCGCCGGTCGAGTAGACCTGCACCGCCGGTGACGAAACGGCAGCGGCGGCGGCAGGGGGAACGACGGTAGGGTTGGCCGGGTCGCCGGGGCCGAGGCGAACGACTGCATCCGCCGGCCGGACCCCGGCCGTCGGCATCACGACGCCTGCCCGCGCATAGACTTCTTCCGGTGTCGGCGTACCCGGTGGGATCGCCAGGAAGCGCGTCACCTGGATGCGGTCGCCGGCGTGGATGCCGTTCGGGAGGTCGTCGGCGGTCGCCGTCTCGAAGCTCGTCCGGGGGTTCATGTAGTTGATGAAATAGCCGTGGGCGTAGTCGGTGGCCCCCTGCCCGGTCGGCTTGAAGGTCTTGTCGCGCATCTTGGTCGCGATCGTCGACACGATGTTGTTGGCCTCGTCGGCGGTCCCGGTGCCGGCGAAGATGCTTTGATCGCCGGTCGAGCCAGGGGTCGGGCCGGCGGTCTGCTCGACCTTGCCGGTGTCGATGTTGGGCGTCTGGAGCGTGGCGTCCTTGCTGACGACGGTCGAAGCTTCCTTGGTGAAGTCCGCCTGCGCCGCCTTGAGCAGCGCCTCATCCTCGGGGCTGAGTTTCTGCCCCGGCGGCAACTGGGCGGCTTTGGCCTTGAGCCGGGCGATGGTCGTGGCGGCGGGTCCAGCCCCGGCGGTGCCGAGCGGGTTGGCGGCACGCGCGGCCTCGGCCTCGGCGGTGGCTTTCTCGCGCGCGAGGGTGATCTCGGAGGGCAGCTTGCCGGCAGCCGTCTGGACGGCTTGCCGCGTCGCCGCATCGACGCCGATGTTGTCGGCCGACGAGGTGACGGTGGTCGTCGTCGGGTCTTTCCCCATGAGCAACATCGCCCGGCGGGCATCGTCCGGCGTCGCCGGCTGATCCAGCATCGAGGAGCCGAGGCCATAGGCGCTGCCCTGGGCGAGGTCGCCGGAATTGGAAGCCATCTGGACGATCGCCGGGCCGCGCAGCCGCTCGGCCGCGACGTCGAGTTCGCGCTGCTTGCTGCGCGCGGCGTAGTTCTCCGGCTGGACGATCCCCGGCGCTGCCCCGGCGAACGCTCCGCCGCTGACTGCCGGCAGCGTCACCGGCACCGGCATCGAGACGGGAGCAACGTGGCCGGCAAGCTGCTCGCCGAAAGCCGGGCCATAGGCGTCTTTCGCGGCTTGCTGCGCCTTGAGGATGGCGGCTTCCTGCGCCGTCTTGGCGGCGGCCTGCCGATAATTCTCGGCCTGCTGCTCGTTGGCCTTGTTGGCATATTCGCGCGCCCAGATTTCGCTCGAGATATTGTCGAGTTGGGCCTTCTGCGTCGGGTCGCCGAAGGCGTTCTTGAAAATCTCGGAGAGAGGCGAGCCGCCGCCGACAACCTTGAGGCCAAAAGTCGCCATCTAGAGGAAGCCCTTCTGATAGACGATCTGCTTGGGGTCGACGGCCTGCTTGGCCCCGTAGACCTTCATGCGGCCATTGCGGAAGTTGTTGATCTCGTCGATCGTCATGCCCGACTTCATGAGCTGATCGTCGGTGAAACCTTCGAAGCCGCCGCCATAGGCCGACATCGTCGACAGGTAGCCGATGTTCTTGCGGGCGGCGCTGGCCGCGCCGGAAAGCTTGCCGGCGAGGTCGGCCATGAACTGCGGGTCTTTCGCGCCGAGTTCGCCCTGGCCCTGGAGCATGTACTTGCCGAGCACGCCGGCGGTCTGCCCGCCGGTGGCGGCGTTGGTGACAGCCGGGTCGCCCGGCTGAAGCAACGTCGCGTCGGCAGCCGCCGTCTGCGTACCGGACGCCGCGTCGGTGGCCGGGAAGTCGTGGGTCAACGCATTGCCGCTCGTCCACTTGTCGGTGAGTTGGCCGGCTTGGTTGCCCAATTCTTTGGTCACGTTCGACCCAGAGAGCTTATTGACGGTTTGCGTCCGCGCCGCCTCGGCCTGTAGGCGCAGCTTCTCCTGGGCAGCGGTTTCCTCGGCCCGGTTCTTGTCCTGCATGGCCATCCACTCTTTGTAGGCTTTCTCCTGCTCGCGCTGAGCGGATTGCTGGCCGAAGGCGTCGGCCATGCCGGACGCCATCGAGGCGATGCCCATGATCGAAGGGTCACACATGGTCGCCCCTAGTTGTTGATGTGGCCGCTGCTTTTCGGCAGGCCCATCTGGAATTGGTTGTAGGACGCTTGGTTGTTGTAGTTCTTGAGCAGGTTCGCCCCGCCGATGGCGGCGATGTCGAAGATTTGCGAGAGCGGCGATTTCTCCGGGGTCGCCAGGGACAGCGCCCTGGTTTCGGAAAGCGCCGTGTTGGCGGCAAGCTCCGGGTCTTCGGTCTGGTAGAGCTGATCAGTGACCCGCTTGCGCGCTTCCCTGACCTTGGTGTGGAGGGCCTGATCCTGCTGGGTCGCCAGATTATCGACGTTGGTGTCCTGCGCGGCTTTTTGGCTGACCAAATCGGCGTTGACGGTGTTGGCGGCCGACGACACGCCGAGGCCGGCGCGGGCCAGGGCGGCGGCCTCGTCGCTCTGGGCGAGATCGAACTTCTTTTGGACTTGGTCTTTGTAATAACCAGTATAGTCGTCCGTGAAGGCTTTATAGAAATCGTCGCCGTAGCCGCCGGTGACCGCTCCGGTCGGGTCGTTGGAGGTGTAGTTGAACGCCTGCCCGGATTTATAAATCTTCCCGTCCGGACCCATGATGGCGGTGGTCCCGCCGGTGGCCGGAGCCGCCGCGACGGCGGCTTTTCCAGGCGAAAGGGTGGCGACGCTTTGATTGTAGCCGACGCCGGCAGTGCCGGCATTCGGGTCGAAAGAGACGCCGCCGGTGGTGGCCGCCTGCGCCGGCGTGCCGGCGAGCGCCTTGCCGGTAGCGTCGACCTGGACCCGCTTGTAGCCCTTCGGCAAGACGGTCTTGTCGTTGAAGTTCTTCCAGTCGAACTTGTGCGAAGTCGCCTTGGTTACGGCCTTGCCTTCGAAGGCGTTCTTGATGTTGGCCAGCCCGGTGGTGATGTTTTTCTGGCGTTTGGTTTCCTTGGCGGCGGCGTCGGTGGCCTGCTTCTGCTGCTCTTTGACGATGGCGTCGTTCTCGACGTGCGATGATCCACCCATGTCAGAACTTCGTCCCTGAATTGACGCCTTCGTCGGCGCGCGTGTACGGCCAATCCGGGTTCAGTTTCTTGTAGCGGGCGCGCCTCTCGCTGACCGACATTTTGCCGACATCGAGCGGCGCGTTGTTGCCGAGGCCGGCGGTGGCCGGCAGAGCGAAGCCCTCTGCTTGACCGATCCCCATTGGCGGCGGTGCCGCCCCCGGGGGTAGCGTCGGATCGGGGAGAGGCCGGTGCATGTACGCCGGCAAGCCGGTCACCGGGTCCGGCACCACCGACGCGCCATAAGCGGCGGGCTGCCCATTGATCAGCGGATCGAGGACTTTGGGATTGAGCGCCGGGCGTTGTCGCGGCGAGGGCGGACCCGCCGGACCCGACGGGCGCTGCCCGCCGCCTGGGCGGGAAAGCCCGCCGACGGTCGTGTAGAGGTTCTGCCGCCGGGTGCCGTTGGCGGCGTCGGCCTGCTCCGCCGTCATCGGCGTGCCGCCGCCGAGGCCGCCCATGCCGCCGCCCGGTTTGCCGCTGACGCCGCCACCCGGCTTGCCGACTTGTGCCATCTCAGAGGCCCTTTCCCATGATCACGCCGATCTCGCCGAAGCCGGCGTTCTTGAACAGGTTGACGATGCTCTGCCAGCGGACGATCTCGGACGCGATCGGGGCGTGGAAAGCGACCGCGCCGTCGCCCTTGGCCATGTCGACGGCGACTTCGAGAAGGACTTTGCCGATCGCCGAGCGGCGATAACCAGGGACGACATAGAGCATGTCCATGACGGCGATCGGGTCGACGCAGAAGGAGGCATCGAGTGAATAGGAGATCACGCCGACGATCTTGCCGTCGTAGCCGGGGGTCCGCGCGATGATGTGCGGATAGATGCCGAGGTCGATCGCCCGTTCGAGCTTGGGCTTGGCTTTGTCGGCGGCGAAGACGACGCCGCGCTTGCGGTAGCCGGCCTCGTCGTCGAAATACTGGTGGAAGAGGTCGATGATCTCGTCGGCATCGGCCGGCGACGCCAACGAGAAGATGTAGCCGTCCAGCGTCTGCTGGATCAGCCTATGCCGCGCGGGCGCGATAGCTTGGGAGATGTTCACTGGCCGTCGTGATCCACAGGATCATGGGATGCGTGCCTGCGCCAACTCCAGGCAGTGTGGCGGCCATCGAAGAGAACCCGAGGCGGCGAAGCCAACGGGCGGAGAGATCGTGCTCGGGATGCCCGATCGCCTGAACGGCGACGAGGCCGATGCCGAGCATGTCGGGGACCATATCCCGGATGATGAACTTCGTCACGGCTTTCATGGCGAGGTGCGCCGTGCTGGTGCCGAAACCCCAGGCTTGGCCCTGCGTCGGGTCGCCTTCGAAGAGGGTCATGCCAAAGACGAAGACGGGTTTCTCGCCGATATAAGCAGCTCTTCGGTATTTCGCTGCCCAGGCTGAGGTGGCGAGCTTGACCGGGTTCGAGAGGTCGCGCCGCGTCACCGAAAGCTCCTTGATGTCGGCGGCGCGGAGGTTGCGGGCGACGGCGAGGATTTCCTCGAACGAAGGCTGGTGGATGACGATCACCCGGCTTCCTCGTTGGCGAGGGAGTAGTGGACGGCAGCATTGGAGATGAGCGCGGCGTTGGCGTCGTTGTTGTAGAAGCGCAGCGAGAAGTGCGTGGACTGGCCTTCGAAGGCGGCGTGGCCGTCGCGCCATGTCGGCGACGAAAACACGCCGAGGGTTTCCTCGTTGGGAGCGTCGGGATTGTTGTAGTCGAAGGAGTTCTTGATCGTCCAAGTCCCCTGCACGGTCATGTCGATGCCCTGGAAGATTTTATTGGTCGCCGGCTTGCCCATGTCGAGGTAAGGCAATCTGATCTCGACGCCGCAGTTGTCGTAGGCGAGGCCATCGTTGCCGCCATAGACATAGAGGTTGTCGGCGGTGTCGCGGACGAAGATGTTGCCGCCGCAAGTGACGGCGTAGGCGATCGTGAACGGGACCGCGTTGGCGATGGTCGTGTAGCGCGACCACGCCGTGATCTTCGGGCCGGGGAAGGCGCTGAGGACGTAAATCTCATTCGGGAAGATCATCCAGAAACGACCGACGATCGGCTCCAGGAGGGCTATCGCCGAGGTGAAATAGCTCTGCGGGTTGGCGGAGTAGATCGCCTGGATGAGGCCATCGATCGGCGAGCCGATGTCCGACACGGCGGCGGCGTTGGAGCTGTCCCGCGCCCGCACCGAGCGGATACCGCTCTTGGCGAGATAAAGGACGTCGCCGGACCCGTACTGGAGAGCCGAGTTCGGCGCGATCGTCCCCGATGACCGGAGGATTTGGTCGAGGTTGTCTTGCTTGGGATCGGGGTCGACCGACCAGAGCTGCGTCGCCACCGACGAGAAGACGCTGAGCTTGTCGTAGTAGACTTCGAGCGAGGTGAGGACTTCGCCGCCGCTGTCGTTGTTGGCGAGGTTGATGAAGCCCGCGCCGTTGTAGGCCGGCGGCACCGAGGGGTCGATCCACTTGGTGGCGTCGCCGGTCGCTGAGAAGTTGAGATTGACGCCGTTCACGGCGTAGACCTTCGTCCGGTAGGTGCGGACGTAGAGGCCGCGCGCATTCGCGCCGCTGGCTTCCAGCACGGCGTTGCCGTCGTAGTAGTGGAACTGCTGGGCGTTGGCCGCGCCGGACGGGTCGTAGGTGGCGAGGTAGATTTTGCCGTTATAAGTATCGAAATCGGTCTGCCGCAGGGTCGCCGAGGCGTTGGGGATTTTCTGATAGACAAGAGTGACGCCGGGGACGGTGATCGCCGGCGGCGTGCCGGGTCCGGTGTTGCGGGTGAAGGCATAGAGGACGCTCTCGGTCGCCGCCAAGCCGAAAGTCCCGGTGAGGGTGGCGATCTTGACGAAGGCCCGTCGCTTGGCGATCTCGCCGCCGGGCGTGATGGTGGCGTTGGTCAGTCTTTGGAGGGTGCCAGCCGCAGATGTCAGCGCCGACTTGCGGGTGTCGAGGCCGGCAGCAAAGTTGTCGATGGCAATGTAGGCCACCGATCAACCACTCATCGGCACATAGTCGATGCCGGGGACCGCCTGCCGGAACCGCGACGTCGAGGCGAGGGTCGAAACCCGCCGTTTGGCGGAGACTGTGTTGCCGAGAACGGAAAGCAGGTGGTTCTGGGCTTTCTTGAGTTTGTTGGCAGCGTCGTCGGCCTTGGCCCTGGCGAGGATTTCCGCCGCCGTGAACAGAACCAGCGCCATCGCGTCGAGGGTCGAGACGTCGGCGTCGGCAATAAAGGGAGCGAGCGGCTTCATGCCCCGGAAGCGGGTCCAGTTGTTGGCCGAGACGGGCGTAGGCCAGACGCGGAACTGGTTCAGCTCGGGCCGCCAAAACTGGGGTCCGTCCCCGGATTGGGAATTTGCGCCGCCCGGCATGATGTAGGTTTCGTCGAAGCCATAGATCAGATCACGCCACTGGGTCGAGTTGGCCGGAGCCGTGTAGCTCTCCCGGATCATCTCGAAATCGAAGTTGGCGGGATAGGCGTAGAGGAACTGCCCGGCGGCCATCTGGGTGTCGCCCGACGTCATAAGAGTGGGCCACTGGTAGGCCGTCCACAGCTCCTGCTGGGAGCGTTTCAAAAGATATTTGAGCGTGTCGACGACGTTCTGGCCCTGCGCCGACGACAAAGAATGCCCGGCTTCCGCCCGCAGGGCATAGACGCAGTTAACGAGGGTGTCGGTCTGCATCAGAGTTCCGGGGTTGGCTCGTCGGAAACAGCCGGCAGCAGCCGGCCCTTGTCGTCGCGGGGCCGCTTCTTGGCCAGCCGGGAGAGCTTGGCGTTGGGGGTGTCAACTTCCTCCTCGACCTCCTCGACTTCTTCTTCGGGGTCCGGCACCGGGGCGACTTCGCGAGTGATCGGATTGACCCACACGGTCCCCGGCTCGAGAACATCCATCTCGGCGGCGTCCATCTCCATCTGCGGGCGGCGGCCCATGAAGACTTTCTCGGTGACCACGTTGCCGTAGATCATCAAGAGGCGCTGCTGCTCGGCCTGGGCAGTTTGGTCGACCCAGACGAAGGGCTTCACGTTCCGCACCGCCGCATCGCCGTGCAGGGTCCGCAGGACGTCGATCTCCGGCCAGGAGATCGGGTCGCGCGGACCCCGCGAGACGACTTGCTGCTCGTCGCTGGCGAGGGCGATATCGGCGGTGCAGAAGTGCATGGTTTCTCCTATGCGATGTCGATCACCAAGCTCGAATTGAGCTGCTTGGCGACCATCTGGCAAGTGGTCGTGATCGAGCGATAGAGCAGGAACTGGTTCGGCGGCCTCGCCGGCGAGTGATTGTGCATCCACTCTCCGGTCATCGCCTCGATGAAGATGTTGTTGAGGTCGAGCCAGTAGCAACGCTTGTTGAGGCCGAGGTCGTCCATCGTCGGGTCATAGACGAAGTCGGTGCCGGCGAACGCCACGCCACCCATCGCGCCGTCCTGAGTGCCTTTGAACCCGGTCTGGGTATAGAGGCCGTTGGCGCGCAGCTCGGTTTCCATCGCGCCAATGAAGTCGCTGCCGCAGAAGGCGTCGGTGGGCGCGCCACCATAACGTACGAGCTGACGGCGCTGCTTCTGGAGTTCCTGGAGCAGGACGCCGCCGTTGGTCGGCGCGGAAGTGACCGCACCGCCGGACGCCGCGGTTTTCGCCAAGTTTCTCCACCACTCGTTGCCCGCCGTGGCGCGGTTGATGCCGCCGACGATGCCGACGGCCGGGTTATCAGCAACAAGAAGTTTGACGCCGGCCATCGCCTTGGGATCGGCGACGCCGTCTCCATAAGAGAGCAAGTTCATGCTGCGGGCGTAGCTCTCGCCGAGGTCGAAGAGCTTGTCTTCGAGCAGGCCGACCAGCACCGTCATGTCGCGGCCGGAGTGGTTGGTAGTCTCCGCGCCGTTGGTATCGACGACGCTGATGCCGTCGATCTTCAGCTCGGTATGGGTGAGCATCAAGCCAAGGTGATGTTCACGCCAAGGGTACGCTGCCCGCAGGAGGTTGGCGGGGGTGTAAAAATTGACGGTGTCGTTGTGGGTGTAGCCCTTGACGACGTCGTTGCCGGACCCGTCGCCGAACTTGCCCGAGACGGCGAGCGAGATCGAGCCTTTGCCGCCGGGGAAGCTCTTACGCTTGCCCGAGAGCTTGTCCCAGAAGGGGCGCTTCTGGAGGGTCTGGCGGAAAACGTCCCCCTTGGAAAAGTAAAAGTCCAAGGCGGCATTGGCGATATTGGTGATTTCTCCGGCTGTGAAAGCCATTGGGGGTGCCTATTCAGGCACGCGACGTCCTCGACCGTTCCAGCCCCAGCAGGGCCGCTTCCATCATGGTCTTCGGGTCCGCGCGAGCCGATGGTTGCTGCGAATTGCCATTCGGCACGGGGTTCGTAGGACGGGGTCCGGGCATGAGGCGGCGGTACTGGGCAGTCACTTCGGCATGGGCGGCCTGGACGATCTCCAGGGCCTCCTGCGCCGAACCGATCTGCCCGCCACGCTCATGCAGGATCGCCTGCGTCGTCCGGCGGATGGCGTCGGCCTTTGCCCGATAATCGGGATCACGCGCAGCCAGTTGGGCCTCGTAGTTGGCGACAGAACGCTGGACGTCTTGCTGAACGGCCTGCACGCGCGAGGACTGGATTTCAGTCCCGCGCTGCTCGGCTATGGCGGCGGCCCGGGCGGCGTCGAAGCGCGTCCGCGCATATTCGCGCGCGGCTGCCTCGGTCATGTGGCCCTGCTGGACCCGCTGCCCGAGATCATCGGGCAAGACCAGCCCGAGATACTCCTGCGCCCTCCGCACGAAAGGCCCGACTTGCTGGTAGAAACTCTGCCAGTCCCCGACCCTGACGGC